GTAAGTGACCCAGTGGGGGGACTCACGCAATGTGAGAGTCCCCCATGTTTCCCCTTACGGGAAAACCGGATCGCACTATAAAGATGTGACTCCTTGAAAACCTGGCAGCGCCAGGAAAAATTCCAGAGTTCACAACTCATTCGGCGCGACCAGCTTACACCTACAAAGTAGGTGAGACCTTCGGTCACAGAAGGTCAGATGTTCTTGACTGCTAGTACATCTGTAAAACTATATTTAATTACTTAGGAGTGTCTATCTCCAAAAGAACGGCCCTATTGAGGGACCGTTGGCTCGTAATACATACGAGGCAGACCAGTAAAGAAGTAGGTCTGAAAATCTTCTCCTGCTGCAACATGAATATCCCAAAGGGTGTCCGTGTTGCCATCAGCAGTGATACGATAATCAAAACCTTCATTCCAAAGTGAGAAACCAGTCAAGTTCTCTTCCTTTCCAGGCGAAAAACGGAAAGGTGAATAGTATGGAACCTCGAATTCAATCGAAGGATTAACCAAACCATTGTTAAAGACTTGACCCTTCACTCCCGAAAACACACTGTTATTATTAGGTGTATTCCCTTGAGTGATCATCACATTCTGACCTGCTTGCTTCGAGTTACCAGCGGTATCCGGATTCTGAAGTGTTCGAGCATACTCGAATTCTCCAATAGGATGTCGCTGGATGTAGTAAGTCACCGGAAAGGTAGACTTTTGAGTTCCTTTAGGCAAAAACTTATACCTGATGGAACCACGCCAACCCGAAAATGCATAAGTAACCCAATGCAAAAGAACTGTATTGCAGTAATTGTATGGCACCGCAGTGTTTGTTGTGTCGATAGCTCCCGCCACATTTCCACGAAGGAAAGGGAAAGAAGCAAATCGGCCAACAATCTTGGTAGCCACATTATCACCAAATGCAATTTGGTTCCAGCAATTATACCTCTTCAAAACAGTTCTAAAAGAAGTAATTGCTTCTCCAGTAAAGACGGAATTAATATCACTCAAGTCGGACTTGCCGACTCCAAGATTATCAGCCATCTCATGCTGGGGAGCACTGGGTTCATTGGTATTCTGAGATTCAGGAACCGTAGTAGTTTCCATACCAGATTGTTGCTCAAAAGGCGGACCAGGTGGGTTAAAAGCCTCGAGCACACGCTCTGATGCAGGATTACTCTCCGGTATAACAGGTGGAGGACCATAGATTTCTCGTCTGTAGCCCTGTCGAAGGTAAGCAATATCCTTGTCCTCACCCTCCTCAAACGTCTGTAAACCAGATCCGAAAGTGAACAATTGAAAGTGATCATCCGGAACGAAGACTTCAAAGTCATCGCCCATCGACACAAACACGTTCACCTCGATATCATTATTCACAGTCGAATTGGGAGTGGTAAGTTCATTGACAATGTACACACCGACAACACCATTGCCCTGTTCCTTGGCAGCGTAAGCAGTCGTAGAATACAACTGCGTCACACTTTCAAGACCAGGCAAATGGTGAGTTAGCAAGGACGTATCTTGTCCATTGGCAATCTCCACTGTAAAATCCGTTTCATCAGCAATATCAACAATCTTAACGTAATTTGTATTATATTCATTAGAGGCCAAAAAGTTCGGATCGTAAACGATCTTCAAACGACCTTTATGAAATGCCGAGCAAACAATTTGAAAGCGAAATTTCATCGACCCAGTCCAGTACTTAAATGGCAAAGCAGCCATAGCACAAGCTGGAAAGTGAAACGACGTTGGTGGTCCTGCATTCTCCGCCCATGTTACTGGGGAGATTCTTGCATTCCACAACAATGTCTCGGGAGCAGTCCCAATATTCCACGAAAACGTGGTCAAATAGGATTCTCTCTTCGCGATCTCTTTGATATTCAACGGATCCACTCCTCCAAGACCAGCAATACGCGGGTCAATAGAGAGTTCTTGTTTGTCATCTACTGTCATCTTAGTTGGACCATCACCAACATTTGTAACGGCAAGAGCCGATGCAACGTGTGGCTTGTAAGGTTCTGGATTCTTGGTCACAATGGGACGACAATAACCAAACATTTTCGCAATTTGCGCAGTCGCAGTAGCAGCAATGTTAGTTGCTGAAGCAAACGGCGCGATATACGGAATGCTGGTCATAGCAGATGCGGCCTTAGCTATCGCAGTAGCTGGGCCTGAAATTACCCCTTTCGTGTTGACTTCATCAACTTCACTTCCAGATTGGGGTTCGAATCCTGATTGAGGCGAAAGAGTAGTACTCTCACGAGAAGTGAGCACACTCATATCAACATCCTCAGCCCAGGCAAATACAGACACAGTAACCACATCAGTGGCTCCATTAGCATGCTTGAGCTCGTTCAAACTACGGAAATACAATCTACCCATTTCATCCCACTGATCGTTAGGAATTGACAAATAGTTGTAGTAGTTAAACATGGGAAGTTTCATCTCACCACCCTGCGAGGTAGTAGGATCCAAAAAGATACGGGGTTGCTGACTGGCCTGCACCAAGTCTTCCCGAATCAAGGACGCATTAGTCGTCAATGTGTCGTACACATCAAACGGCAAATAGGATACAAGTGCGCGTCCATACTGAAAACCATTGCCATTGATAACAACTTTGATCTTCAAGTTACACTTCAACAGATGAAAATTGGCAATACGATTAGCAACACGTGGATTCTCCCAATAAAGGGACCACGGGTCAATATCGAAGCCAAGGGTGGTGGACGTAGCCCACTCCTCCTCTGCGATCTTAATGGGTCGAGAAAAGAAATTTTCCAATCTCGCATCATCAGAATCTTGCAAAGAACGAGTAGGATCCATCGTACCATCCACATCATACAAATACGGATCGATCTGATCGCCAAACGTAACATTCTCGTAGGCAGATCTTCCAGACATTCGCATAATGTTATTATCATCAGTTGATCCAGACTGCGGTTCAAAACCGCTATGCGGATCATAGACGCATTGACAATGTTTTCCGTAGAATCCACAACCATTACAGTAATCAATGCCAAACCAGTCATCCTGGTGTTCATACACCACGGGCAAATCCTTAGATGACTTTACGTCTTTGGTCCATTTCGGAAGGTTTCTTATTTTACAACGCTTACCCTCCAAAGCGTTAGGTTTGTTTTTATTTATTTTTAAAGTTTTAGTAAGCACATTATACAATCAGAGGGCACACTCAATCCACATCTGATAGGTTGATTTTGTTTGGTGATCAACCTCCCCTAAATAGGGGTATCGCACGAGGGCGACATCAAATGTGTGCAAAGCCTATACAAATATATACATAATCAACAAAACATACATTCACACGGTATCCATATACACACAGACACAGTTCAACTATACACAGGAACCCCAGTGTGTCGGCCGGGGCGATCTTATTAAGGAAATCTCGAAACCTATAGATCGGAAAACAAAGCGGTAGGCGTATCAGAAAAATTCTTCAACGCTCTTCCTTCATACTTCGCTTTCCAAAGATCCACCCTTTCATCAAACGTGATGTCTAATTCGGTACAAAGGTGGCGAATTCCCGTGCGTCCAGCAATCTCTGACAACTGATTGCGACGCAGCTCGTATTTGTCCCGACCATGGTTGAACCATTCACGGAGCGCAGTATCGACATTCTGAGCACAAGCATGCTCCTCAGTGAGAGGAGAAGACTTGTCTCTAAGATAACAATGAAGCATCTTATAACACGACTTATCGATCAAAGCTCCAACGTGAACGCCCAACTCGGGCACAAACACACTCTTCCTTTTAAGAAACTCAAATTCCTCAGGAGGAAGAAAATCCAACAACTCACTTTCCTTATCTGGCATAGTATACGTTTGACCGTACTTAGCCAAAAACTCAGAAGCTCCCTTGATTGTGAAACGGTCAATTTCAGGATTCACGGATCCGATATTATCATCACCGTAAGTAACCAATTTCACATAGTCACGGAACTTCATACGAGTCGCAAAGTCAGCTGCTGGATACTCACTATAGAAGAAACAACGGAGATTCAAACTTCCACAAATCCCATTGATAATGACAGTCAAAGAATTACCACTAATGTGGGTTCCCTCAGTCAATCCAATGAGATCTCCATTATAAGCAATGACGGCGTAAACCAAATCGCCAGCCATCGCCTCCATAATAGTGAGGTCTTCCTCAGAATAATCACACTCTCGCGCGAAATCGATCATAATTCTGAGAGCGGCGAAAATCAATTGGGAGGGCAATTTTTGATCATATTTGCCATAATCTCCACCAATTAAACGATCTTCA